ACCGCACCAGCCAAGCCAGCAACAGCCAAGAAAGCGGGGAAAAAATGAACGCCCGCAAATTTGAGTTTCTTAAGGCGTTTTATCAATTCCTTGGAATGCCTGAAGATTTGGCGCGGGAACGTGCATTTGCCGAGTACCCGTACATGATGAAATCACCAGACTTTTTGCAAGCGTATGAAGAAAGCCAACATTTCAAAAATGCTCAGTAATCGCGGCTTTGAGAACATCAACCTAGAGCGGCGTTTTTCGCCGTTCTATGGTTCGGTTGACTATGTGGGCGTGGGTGGACGTACCGAGCCATTGCAGGACGATGAAAACATGCAATTTTTACCCAATACGCTGGACTTTTCAGATGAAAACTAATCAATTCGGCTTTGCGGGACTAAGTACTACGTTTTCATTTTTGGGAGTGTCTCTATTTACTCTTATTGCTAAGTACTACGTTTTCGCGGGACTAAGTACTACGTTGCGGGACTAAGTACTACGTTATGGATTGCACGCCAAGAAGTCGTTGCGGTAATGCGAGAGATTGCGAGCCATGCGGGAAAATTAGGCAGAAAAGGGCGGCAGACCAAGCGGAAAAAATCGAAGCCGCGCATGGTCAGCTAACCATGACAGTGCTAGTGCCAAGCGAGAGCAACGCGGCGGCGATAAAGGCACTTCACGCTAGCTTTATGCGGCGGGCTTTGACACCAGCAGGGATTTGGACGGTAGAACAGGGCGAACAGTTTGGCGGGCTGCATCTGAACATTTTAAGCCCGAAGCCAGCCCCAGCAAGGTGGAGGAATTGCAAGACTTACAGCGAATTAGTACAGGTAACGGCTAGGGATGCGGCGGCGTACATTGCCAAACGGTCAGGAATGCCAGCGTTAGAGCAGTACAGCGGGCGGCTTTATGGGGCATGGGGCAAGGTTGGCGATATTTTAGCCAGCGAAGCAGTAGCAGTAACGGTGCAGGCGGCGGCGATTGAAAGCAGACTTAACGGGGGGCAGATTGTGAAAAATTACCAAGCGCAAGTAGTAGATGCAGGTAGTCAGTACAGGACGGAAGCCGAAGAGATGGAAGGGTGGACGGAAGGCGCACCAGTGGGCGGGCGGCGGGTATGGTGGAGCAACACAGACCCGACAAAATACACTTGGAAGCCAGAAAAGCCAGTATTGAGCAAGAACGAACGGGCGGAAATTATGCGTAAGCATTTGCCGAACATTTATGCAGCAGTGCCCACAGCGGCAAGAAAGGTGGAAACATGAATTTGGCGTTGAAATTGTCAAGATTTAACGACCGTTTAAGCCAGACAAAACACAGCGCGCAGATTTGGACGAAACGAGTAAAAAAAGCAACGCAGCGGGCGCATTGTTGGACAGTGCGAAAAATTGGACAAAGTGAAGGGGTGAAAAGTGACAACAAGAGTTTATTTGCGAGTTAGCACCGATAAGCAGGACGAAACAAGCCAGCGGCAAATTATCGCGGCAAAATATCCAGACAATGGCGGCTTTGAAGTTATGAGTGACACAGCCAGCGGCGGCAAGCCATGGCAAGAACGCGCACTAGCTAACATGCTGGAAGATAGCGAAGCGGGCGATTTGATTGTAGTCAGCGAAATTTCACGAATCGCAAGGTCAACCGTTGGCGTGTTGTCATTTCTGGAAGCCGCAACAGCAAAGGGCGTACAGGTTGACGCGGTGAATACGGGGATCAAGCTAGACGGTTCACTATCAGCCACAATCGTTGTTACAATTTTCGCCATGGTCGCGCAGATTGAGCGCGCCTTGCTCAAAGAACGCACCAAGAGCGCATTACAGGCTCGCAAGGCAAACGGGTTAGCCGTTGGCAGGCAGGCGGGCGCAACGGGCAAGAGCAACAAACTAGCGGGCAAATATCCTGAAATTCAAACCATGCTCGGCGCGGGATTGAAAAAGAAACAAATTGCCAGCGTGTTATCCGTATCACGCCAGACACTCGACACCTACATCAACCAGCAAAGGAGCGCGCAATAATGGAAAATCTAAAAAAAATTACTAAGCTATATGAAGATTTACAGCGCATGAAAGCCTTGCCAGTTATTTTGCAAGCCAAGCCAGCCAGCGAATTGTTGTCGGGCATGTTGGAAGTGTTGCGCGATCAGCAAACAGAAATCTTTAACTTGAAAGGGGCAATTTATGGAAAAAAATAACAAACTAATCGGGCTTTGTGATTGCCCAGAATGCGGCTTTGATGATGCGGAAATAAAGAACGACAAAGGCGGCAATCCGTATCGTTTTTGCCCAGACTGTACCGCGCAATACTTTTCGCGAGGTGTACCGCACAAGGTTAAAAATTTACTCGCAAAAGTGCGCGCACCAGCCGCACCAGCACCAGCCGCACCAGCAGCACCAGCACCAGCACCAGCAAAGCGCGGCTTTGAATTGGGGGCGTTATGATCGAAGAAAATCCACTGGCACATCTGACAGCCGAAGCCATAGCAGTTGACGCACAAGTACAACCTATCCAGCAAGCGGACACCATCGCGCCACCTGATTTAACCACGGGCGGATTGCCTGACAACAATCCGCAATTGGTCGAAGCGCAAAAAGCCGAACTCAGCGGACTATTGCAAGCCTTGGCGGGCATCATCGCGCCTATGTTGCCAAGCGTGGGCGCAATCTACACGGCAGAAACTTGCGGCGCGGTTGCGGCGGCAATTATTCCCGTGATGAACAAACGCGGCTGGGCTGTGCCAGAAATTGCGGCGAAATGGGCAGAAGAAATCAGCGCGGCGGTGGTAATCTTGCCGTTAACGTGGGCAACCTACAAAGCCGCACAGAACGACCTAGAAAAGCTAAAAGCGGACAAAGCCAAGCCCGTTAAAGCCAGCGCGCCAGAGCCAGCAAGCGCACCAGAGCCAAGCATTCAGCAGGGGGCGGAAATTGAGCGCGGGTAACGCGCAAGACGCGCAATTTTCCGCAATCATGGGCGCAACAGGTTGCGGCAAAACCTACGAACTCAAAAAACGACTAGCCAAGAAAAAACGCCCGCGTACCTTCATTTGGTCACCCAAAGAGCCGCTAGACAATTACGCTGGGTTATACAGTGGCAGCGTGATAGTTCGCACCGCAAACGAGGTATTGCGCGAACTGGGCAAGGCAGGCAAAAAAGGCGCGTTTCATTTGGTATTTGTACCAAGCCTTAACCAAAAAAACGACACGGCGTTATTTAACGTGATTTGTAAAATGCTGTTAGCCTTGGGCAATCTAACATTGATTGTTGAAGAGTTGCACACGGTAACCACAGCCACCCATGCGGCGGACGGTTGGCGGCAAATTTGCTTTATGGGGCGCGGTTATGGCTTGCATGTGTTTGGATTGTCACAACGACCCGCCAGCGTGGATAAAGCGTTTATGGCATCGCTTAGTAGCATCCACGTTGGCAGGTTGCCGCATCCTCCAGACCAAAAAAGCATCGCGGAAGTGTTGGGCATCAAAGCCGAGGAGGTTGCGGCTTTGAATGGCTATTCAGCAATACAAAAAAACATGCAAACGGGCGAAATCACCAGAAAATAAACAAAATAAATTTAGTCAAGGGCTAGTAACTGCAATGGTTACTAGCCCTTTTTTTTATTTTATTAACTGCAAAAATGTACACCAGCAACACAAACAATAATTTTTTTGCGGCATAGACAGCCGCCAATTTTTAGGAGTAAACAAAAATGGATATTACAAAACTTGCAATTGCAGCCGTGGCACTTTATGTGGGCTATAAGTACATTCCAAACCAAGCCGCAAAGGCAATGATTCTGGGCGTGGCGGGCGTAGTAGTGGCAAAAAATACGCCAGTGCTTAACCAATACATTCCAGTTTAAGGGGGCTAACATGTCAGTCGCACGCACAGAACGTAAAGCCCTGCCTTATAGCAACGTAGTTGCGAATGGCACAGCAACCAACAACATAACCGTTGGCAAAACACTCAACACATTGCAGTTAAAGCTAGGCGGGACAGCCTTAACCAAGGCAATGATTACGATGGTTAGAATGTTAGCCAATACCAAAACCATCATTGAAGGCAGCGCAACCCAATTAGATGCAATCAATGCGTTTAAGGGATTGACCACAAACGCCAGTTTTTTAGATTTGGCTTTTGAGGATTTGACCGGCTTGGATTTGCTTGATCGTCAGATCGGCTCACTCGATACCGCAAACGGCATTAGCTTGTTGACTACCGAAGTCACCATAGCAGGCGCAACCGCACCAACATTGGCAGGGCGATTGATTGAAAGCGCACCACAAAATGACGCAAGCGGCAATCCGACACCATATAGCGGCATGGTTAGCAAGATTTTACGCTACCCGTTCAACGTATCAACGGGCGGCGATTTGCCAGTAAATTTGCCATTTGGAAAAGAGCGCGGCGCAATCATCAAGCGCATTCACGTATTCCACGGCGGCAACATGACAGGCGCATTGGTGAAGGGCGACAGCATCACTTACCACGAGAGCTTGCTTGCCGAGAATAACTACGAGTTGACGCGCAACAAGCGCGTGCCGCAAGCAAACGTCTATACGCTGGACTTTATCAAAAATGGTTCGGTGCGTGATGCCTTGGACACTCGCGGCTTGTTGAGTTTGGAGAATATCTACACGTTCAGCGCGGCGGATTCTGGCTATGTTCTCGTGGAATATCTTGACACTTTGAACAACTTGTAAGAGGTGAGCCATGCAACAAGCAACCGCGCAAGCGCAATTCGGGTGGTCGGAATTCGTTAATGGATTGGCTGACAGATACACCAAAATCAAGGTGGCTCAAGCCAGCCAGCCAGTTACCGTGTACACCTCACCAGTAACGGGCAACCTGACGGCAGAAGGCAAGACAGACACCAGCGCGGGCATTCTGGACGGTATCAATCCGCTATACATCGCGGGTGGATTGGCGGCGGTTGCTGTGCTGTTTTTTTGGCTGAAAAAATAATGAGTTGGTTTACTTCACTTCGTGATCGCGTCGAAGCGGTGGTTATACCTTCGTCATTGGGCGATTCTATCCGCTCCAAAGGCGCAACCGATTTTCAGAAAAACACCCAGATCGGTAAAGTTATCCGCGATACGGGCAATGTCGCGGCGGTGGCGGCGGGGGCGTATTTTGCCGCGCCTTACTTGGCAGGCGCGGCGGGTAGCTTGGGCAAGGTGGCAGCACCATTGCTGGGTAGCTTGTTCGGCGGTGGCAGCGCACCAGCTGGCGAAGGGCAGCCTTCACCATTTGCCGAGGGCAGTTACCAAATGCAGCCAGCAGATATGGGAATGAGAACATCCAATTTGATGCCGATAATGGCATCAGCGCAACCGCTTTCACCAGTCAACACAATTGCCGCAAAGGGCGGCAATCAAACCTTGCTCTATGCGGGCTTGGGCTTGGCAGCCGTGTTAATTTTAGTTATCGGGCTTAAAAAGTGAAAACTTACGACATCATTTTTACAGCTGGGCAGGTTATACCGTTGCAGATAGGAGGGAATCTTTTTTATTTGCTGGACACAGCCGCGCCCGTCAGCATCGACTTCACCCAAAATCAAAGCATCCAAGCAACCGCGCAGGGCGTAGAGCAAGGATTCTGGGATTCGCCAGCGGGCGGCTTTCAGGGCTTGATTTTATCCAGCGCAACCGCGCAGACAATCAAAGTAGGGATAGGCAGCGGAACGGGCGGTTATCAGCGCATCAGCGGCGCGGTGAGCCTGACAGGTCAACAAGGCGTATTCACGCAGACACAAGCCACCGTTACAAACGCCAATTTGCAGATATTGGCGGCGAACGCGGCGCGGAAATCGTTGCTAATCCAGAACAATGACGCGGCGGCAACCATGCGGGTTACGGTTGACGGAACAGCAGCCACAGCAACCAAGGGCTTTCGCGTAGTCGCAGGCGCAATGCTGGATTTGACGGCATTTAATCCAGCCAGCGCAATAAACGCTTTCATGGAAACGGCGGGCAGCGGCGCGAACAATATCGACATTGCCGAGGGCTAACCATGACGCGCCAAAACTGGCATATCGTGGGATTGCTGGGCGCGGTGGCTTTGCTGGGTTACCAGAAAAAAACAATCATAACCAACACGGTGAAAAACATGCTGACACCTCGCGGGATACGCAACAACAATGCGGGCAACATTCGCCACAGTGCCACCAAGTGGCGCGGGCAAAGCAAGACACAAACAGATTCTGCATTTGTGCAATTCGACACGCCAGAATTCGGCTTGCGTGCGCTTTCGGTATTGCTGGACACCTACAGCAGAAAATATCAACTTAACACGGTAAACAAGCTGATTGCACGCTATGCACCAAGCAGTGAGAACAATACCAGCGCATACGCTCAAGCCGTGGCGAAGGCGTTGGGCGTGGGCGTAGATCAAGTATTCAGCGTGCAGGCGCGCAAAGCGGACTTGATTGCGGCGATTGTGCAGCATGAGAACGGGCAGCAACCCTACGCCATGGCGCAAATTCAAAGCGGGATTTTCTTGGCATGATTGAAAAATTTATCAAAGCGGATCCACTAATGGCGGCGGCAATCGGCGCGGGCGTTATTTTTGCCGCGTACACGGTTTACAAAATCCAAACCACCAGCGCGGCGGGCTTGGGCGCAAGTGTCGGCAAGGCGGCGGTAGATGCAGGCGTGGGCGTAATCGGCGGCATAAATGACGCGCTGGGCGTACCTCGCACATCTGAAGTGCTGAACTGGTGGCGTGATTTTTGGAATCCAGTACCACAGCTAGGCAACGATCACCCAATTAACTTAACTTATCGGAGGTAACAACATGCAAAAAATAATCGCATCACTATTGATGGTCATGCTAACGGCTTGCGGCGGCGGGGCGGCGCAAGCAGGCATCAGCGGCGCACCGTACAATCCGCAAAACGTAAAAATAACGGGCGGAACGGTTGCGGGGAATGTATCGGGCGCGGTTGGAGTTGGGCAGACGTGGCAGACATTTCCAAGCGGTAGGGTATTCGGTGCGAAATACACTAATTCAACGGGAAGGGCAATAGCCATAAGCATATCATCGCAAAATGCTATCGCAGCATACAATTCGGGCTTAGTGATAGACGGCGTGGGAGTTGCCACTTTTGTTTGTAATATCAACGCAAGATGTAATCTGTTTGGAATAATTCCAGCAGGGGCAATTTATGCCATCTCATCATCAGATATAAACACATCGCTTGTCGTTTGGGCTGAGTTGAGATGAATTTTATAAACATGATTAGTGGCATTTTTTCCAGCTTTGCAGCCGACTGGACAGCCAAGCGCGAAAACCAGCGATCGATTGAAAAAGCCGTAGCAGACAATAAAATCCGCTTGGCACAATCCGAGCAAAGCCATAATCAAATATGGGAAATGGCAGCCCTCACGGGCAGCGATAAACTTTTGCGGCGCGCATCATTTTTGGCGTGGTCAACGCCTTTAATTTGGGCAGCTTTTGACGCGCAGGGCGCGGAGAGTTATTTCAGGGTTGCCCTTGGCGCATTGCCTGAATGGTACGTTGCCGGCTATTTGAGCATCACGGGCGCGATTTGGGGTATTGCGGAACTTAAAGCGGCGGGAATTTTGAAAGGTAGAACAACATGAGAATAGCTATATCGCATTACGACCAAGAGACGGACGAACTTTACGCGGGCGATACGCCAATTTTCCAGCGCGCAAAAGTGAACAACGGAATACGCCCAAAATTGCTTATGTTTGGTAACAGTTTAGCTGGGCAGTCCTGCATCTATTTAGCCAGCGGGCAAACCACCACAACAGCCGCAGCCGTAGCAGGTGCAAGCACAATAACAGTGGCGGCAATCGGCGCGATTGTGGCAGGCAGTAAAATTGCAGTGCAAAGCTACGAACAAACGGTTGCAGAAGTAAAGGTTTTGAGTGTGGCAGGTAACATCATTACCCTAACCGAGCCATTAAAAAAAATGGTGCGCTTGAATGCCTTAGTGCAACTTTACACAACCAGCAAACCAACCAACATTCGGAGCGGCGGCGGCGCGGTATCGAGTGCATTAGCATTGCTTGGGCAACCAGTGGATTTGTTGCAAGGCTATGGATACGGCGGCGGCTCACTGGCTGAAATTGTGATTGATTTGCCGAATCAGTTAGAGCAAAACAGACCCGCCTATGTGATGATAATTGCACCAGAAAATAGCATTGCGCATGGCGTATCGTTGGCAGAGCTAATCCGCCAAACAAAATACATGTTAGCAACCTGTCAGAGCTATGGCGCGATAGCCTTTATTAGTACCGCATGGGCATCAAATAGCTACAGCGCGGCACAGGCTGCAACCTATGACGGATACAACGATTTTGTGCGGGGTTGTCAAGCGGAATTTCCACAAGCTGTGCCGTGTGATGTGGGCAAGCAGTGGATAGACCCAGCGCAACCAACTTTGCGCGCACCATTGGCAGGATGGACGGACGGAGTTCACCCATTGGCGAATAAATTTTTTACCATTGGAACGTATTTTAGGGACGCAATGCGCGCCTATCTTCCAGCCGCAAAAAGCATGTTAAATTATTCATTATTGCCTAACTCTACCTTATCAGGTGCGGGCGGCGGCGCGGTGGGATTGCAGGCGGGTAGCGTAGTGCCAGCCAATACAGACTACACGGCGTACACAATGATAGCCACCACCAGCGCGGCGGCGGTAGGTAGTCGGTTGCAATTGAGCGTGCCAGGTTTAAGCGATGTTAATGCGAATCAATTAGTAGTAAAGCAGCGTTTTAATTTCGCTTTGAATGGCGGCTGTGATGGTCAACGCTTGGCGGCTTATCTAAAATATAAAGCGGCTAATTTAACGGGTTGCAGCATGGTGACGGTTGCTTTGGTGTTTAGTGGGGGAGAATCTTATTCGGTAAATCAAAATGGCGGGCAGGCAACAGACCCAGCCATGTTGGGAACTGAAATCCAAATTGAAACCGTATCAACGCCCGTACCATTTGGCTCAACATGGGTCGATTGTATCGTGATGGTATATGTCGTCAGCGGGTTAAATAACGGCGTAAATATCGACCTAAATTTGATGGAAATAGGCATCATTCCATCGGCGCGGGGTTAAAGCGTGGAAAGCATCATGCAATCAATCGTAATCGGCACAATAACGGGATGTTTTTCAGCGGGTGCGGTGTGGGGCGTACTCAAAACAGAGTTGCGCTTCTTACGCCGCGATATGGACGAGGTGCGTCATCATTTATTCGGAGCGGGAAAGGTAAGCCATGACTAAAAAACGTAAAGCCAAAAAAGCCACAAAAAAGCCAGTGCGCAGCAAGCGCACGGGGCGATTTTTGAAACGCTAAACTATGAACGCCATTGATAAGCTGATCGCGGACTACACCAACACGGCGATTGATACAGCCACCGCCAAGCCGTTTAATGTCATCGTTTCAATCGAGCCGCGCACCATGGCTTTCTTAGTCGTGTTGACGCTGGGCGGTATCGTATTCGGTGCAATACAGCGGCGCAAATAAGCCCATTTAGTTTATCGCTTGCCCAAACCTCCACAGCCCGCACCTCGCGGGCTTTTTTTGCATCCAAGCGCAGTGCGCGCAATTCCTGCATAGCAAAAAACAAACTATTGAGCCGGTCAGGCGTAATACCACGCTCAAAAAACGGCGCGTACAATTTACCATCACGCAAAAAGAAGCCTTTCCACGCATTGCCACCTAGCGCGGATAGGTTACCATCTAATTTTATTTGCAGGGCTAAAATGGCACTATGCGGGGGGGTTGCTGTGCCATTTTTCCAGCGGGCAAGGGTGCGCTTTGTGATTTGCAGGTAGTCGCACAGGTATTGCGCATCCATGCCAGCCACCAAGTCAGGAAAAGTTTGCATTATGTCAACCTCCAAAAAGCCGCGCACAATAACGGCGCGGGTTTACAGAATTAAGACAGCGGACTAACGGACAGATTGACGCGGGCGGTTATTTGTCGGAGTTGATGCAGGGCGCAGGATAGCGAGCGTATCAAGGCGCGAATCCAATTTGACATAATATACAGTGCAGGGCTATTTTGAGCGAAAAGCGGGGCGGCTTGGGCTTCATTCACTGAGCCGAACGGACTAGCAAAAATAACCAGCGCAAAAAGCCAAGATGCCGCCATACCGTACAGCACTTCGGCGGTGTGCTTCCACGCATTTTTAACGGTAGGGCGTTCTTCGCGTTGATAGTGCATGCAAGCCATAACATAAGCACCATCCAAGTCTAAAATCTCAGCAACCCGAAGCGATAGCAGATCATCAAAAGAGCCTGCATTAGTACGATAGCGGCTAATCATCTGGCGTTTAACGCCGAAGTATTTGGCAAGCTGTCCATCAGAATCTAGTTGTAATTCAACGCGCAATAAGTCCAAAAAATCAGCGGTAGTTCTCATGTTAATTGCTCCTTTGGTGGGTACTGTACCGTTACAGGTACGGTTTACAGGAACGCAATGTAAAGCACAGTGGTTGACATAGCAATATGCACAGGGGGTATTGACAATGTCAATATGCCTTAGGTACAGTGCGCACCGTTGGACATTCCCAACGTTACGAAGGGCATAAAACATGGCACAGAATCGACTAACAGCAATCGTTTCGGATGAAACAATCGCGGCGGTAGCAGAATTTTCGCTAGAGAACTTTTCAGCGGATTTTGACAGAACGGTTGAGCATCTTTTGGTGATTGGCATGGGCGCAAGTTTGCTTAGTGCGGCGGGTACTGTAACGGATACCGCACCAGCCAAGCCAGCAACAGCCAAGAAAGCGGGGAAAAAATGAACGCCCGCAAATTTGAGTTTCTTAAGGCGTTTTATCAATTCCTTGGAATGCCTGAAGATTTGGCGCGGGAACGTGCATTTGCCGAGTACCCGT